TTGCCAAAGCACAACGAGACAGAGCCGGAATTGTCCGGGATTACGCGATTGATTTCGACGCCGCACGATCTGAGATCGGGTGCCGCCTGGATCGCTTGCGCAGATGTTGCCGTGAGGAATGAGTTCCTGAACGATATGACCGAGGGAGAGCTTCTGGCTCTCCCTTACATTTTCGAGTTCTGGGCGCTGGACCATCAACTGCCCCCGGTGGGGGATTGGCGGTCCTGGGTCATTCTGGGTGGGCGCGGCGCGGGCAAGACCCGCGCCGGGTCCGAATGGGTCCGGTCCATGGTAGAGGGGTCGCGTCCGCGCGATCCCGGCCGGGCCAAGCGCGTGGCGCTGGTGGGCGAGACTTTGGATCAGGTGCGCGAGGTGATGGTGTTTGGTGAAAGCGGCATTCTGGCTTGTTCGCCCCCAGACCGGCGCCCTGAATGGCACGGCGGCCGGCGCACGCTGATCTGGCCAAACGGGGCTGAAGCGATGGCCTTTTCCGCGCATGAGCCGGAGTCGTTGCGCGGGCCGCAATTCGATGCCGCCTGGGTGGATGAGTTGGCGAAGTGGAAGCGGGCTCAGGACACTTGGGACATGCTGCAATTCGGTTTGCGGCTGGGGGAGTGTCCGCAGCAATGCGTGACGACGACGCCGCGCAATGTGGGCGTGCTGAAGCAGTTGTTGAAATTGGACTCTACCGTTGTCAGCCACGCGCCGACCGAGGCGAACCGCGCCAATCTTGCCGACAGTTTTCTGGCCGAGGTGCGCGCGCGCTATGCCGGGACGCGGTTGGGGCGGCAGGAACTGGACGGCGTGTTGATGGAAGACGAGGAGGGCGCGCTCTGGACACATTCCTTGCTGGACGAGGTCCGGATCGACAAGGCCGGCGCATTTGACCGGGTGCTGGTCGCGGTCGATCCGCCGGTCAGCGGCCATGCGGGGTCTGACGAATGCGGGATCGTGGTGATTGGTGTCACCATGCAGGGGCCGGTGCAGGATTGGCGCGCCGTGGTGCTGGAAGATGCCAGCGTCCGCGCGGCCAGTCCGATGACGTGGGCGCGCGCGGCAATCACCTGCATGGAGCATTGGGGGGCTGATCGTCTGGTGGCCGAGGTCAACCAGGGCGGCGATATGGTCGAACAGGTCATCCGGCAGGTCGATCCGCTGGTGCCGGTGACCAAGGTGCATGCCGCCAAGGGCAAGATCGCACGGGCCGAGCCTGTCGCGGCTTTGTATGAGCAGGGGCGCGTCAGCCACTTGCGCGGCCTTGGCGAACTTGAGGATCAGATGTGCCGCATGACCTTTCAGGGCTATCAAGGCAAAGGATCGCCGGACCGCGTGGATGCGCTGGTCTGGGCGTTGACAGAGGGCATGATCCAACCGGCGGCGGGCTGGCGCAAGCCGCAGTTGCGCGCGCTTTAGGGGGTGCGAACGCATTGGTTAAGCGACCTTAACCATTAAACCCTAGGTTGGTTTCAACGGCGGCGGGCAACCTCGTCAGACTGACAGCAAGACGGACAGACAGCCAGAGTGGCAGGCAGGCAGGACGGGCGCGCGAAACAGCGTGATCCGAGGGATCGCGGCTTGTCTGCACGGCACAGGTGAAACGAGGAGCATCACACGATGGTATTTGATTTCATGCGCAAGAGCCAGGCAGTACCGGCCCCGGTGAAAGCGCCTGCGGCCCCCGAGGCCAAGGCGAGCGCGGTGGGTCGGGTGATCGCCATGCAGGGCAATGGCCGGGTGGCCTGGAGCCCGCGCGACACGGTGTCATTGACGCGCACAGGCTTTGCCGGCAACCCGGTCGGGTTCCGCGCGGTGAAGCTGATTGCCGAGGCCGCGGCGGCGTTGCCGCTGGTGCTTCAGGACGCGGAACGGCGCTATGACAGCCACCCGGTGCTGGCACTGCTTTCTGCACCGAACCCTGCCCAAAGGCGGGCGGAATTGCTGGAGGCGCTTTATGGCCAGATCCTGCTGTCGGGCAATGGCTATGTCGAGGCCGTGCAAACCGATCTGGGCGAGCTGGCGGAACTGCATGTCCTGCGGTCCGACCGGCTGTCGGTGATCCCCGGCCCGGATGGCTGGCCTGTGGGGTATGAATACGCGGTTGGCGGTCGCAAGCACCGGTTTGATGCCACGGGACCGGTTTCCCCCATCTGCCATATCAAGAGCTTTCATCCGCAGGACGACCATTACGGGCTAAGCCCGATGCAGGCGGCCGCCATGGCGCTGGATGTGCATAACAGTGCCTCGCGCTGGTCCAAGGCGCTGCTGGATAATGCCGCGCGGCCTTCGGGAGCGATTGTCTACAAGGGTGCCGAGGGGCAGGGAAGTCTCGCGCCCGATCAATATGACCGGCTGGTGAGCGAGATGGAAAGCTATCACCAGGGCGCGCGCAATGCCGGGCGGCCGATGCTGCTGGAAGGCGGGCTGGACTGGAAGCCGATGGGGTTCAGCCCCTCGGATATGGAATTCCAGAAGACCAAGGAAAGTGCTGCGCGGGAGATTGCGTTGGCCTTCGGGGTGCCGCCGATGCTGATGGGGATACCGGGCGATGCGACCTATGCCAATTACCAAGAGGCCAACCGCGCCTTCTACCGGCTGACGGTGCTGCCGCTGGCGATGCGGGTGGCCGGGGCGCTGAGCGGATGGCTGGGCGGACATATCGGCGAGACGTTTGATCTCAAGCCCGACCTGGATCAGGTGCCCGCGCTGAGTGCCGAACGCGACGCGCAATGGGTCCGTGTCACAGGTGCCGAGTTCCTGACCGTCGCCGAAAAGCGCGCCATGTTGGGCCTGCCTGCACTGACGGAGGACGAGGCCAATGGCTGATGGCCGAGGCCTGCCTTTCGACTGTGCGCCCTCGTTGAAACTGGAAGCGCATGAACGCATGGCGCGTATGCAGTTCGAAGCCGTGAACCGACGGATCGACAAGATCGAAGTGCTGATGGAACGGCTAGAGCGACGATTGTGGCTGGCGGTCTACGGCGTGGTGGGCGTGATCCTCGCGCAAGCGGTCCAGGGCCTTCTGGCGGCGGCGCCGTGATCCGGGATTTCGAGATGATGGAAGGACAAGACATGCAGACGGATTATGGGCTGGAGCAGAAATTCTGCCGTTTCGAGACAGAAGTCTCGGTGACTGATGGCAGCCGGATCGAGGGCTATGCCTCCTTGTTCGGGGCCTGCGATCAGGGCGGTGACGTGGTTGAGGCCGGCGCTTACAAAGCATCGCTCAAGCGGATGGCCCAGGAACGCCGCGCGGTAAAGATGCTGTGGCAGCACGATCCGGCGACGCCCATCGGGATCTGGGACGAGGTGCGCGAGGACGGTCGCGGGCTGTTCGTCAAGGGGCGTCTGCTGGACAGCACCCAGAAGGGCCGTGAAGCGGCGGCGCTGATCGCGGCGGGGGCCATTGACGGGCTGTCGATTGGCTACCGCACGCTGAAGGCCACGAAGAATGACAGGGGCCAGCGGCTTCTGAGGGAACTGGAGCTTTGGGAAGTCTCGCTTGTGACCTTCCCGATGCTGCCCAGTGCGCGGGTGGCGGCCAAGGGCGATGCCCCGGCCGAGGCCATGCTGCGCGAGTTGGCGCAGGCGCTGGAAGGCGCGCGTCGGAACCTGGCGCGCGACTGACGCGTCAAGCCATCACGGGACCAATGCCATGAGCAAGACCGAGACGACCTCTCGGACCGGGGAAGATCTGTCTCCGGTCACCCAGGTGAAATCCGCAATCGCGGGTTTTGTCGGGGATTTCAAAAGTTTTCAGGACGATATGTCCGCACGGCTTCAACAACAGGAAGAGCGACTGACCATGCTTGATCGTAAATCACACACTGCCTACCGCCCCGCATTGGCCACTTCGGCCGAGGTCGAGGTGCCGCACCAGAAGGCGTTCAACGCCTATCTGCGCTCTGGCGACGATGACGGCCTTCGCGGTCTGGAATTCGAGGGTAAGGCGATGTCCACCGCCGTAAATGGCGATGGCGGCTATCTGGTCGATCCCGTGACCTCCGCATCGGTCAATTCGGTGCTGGCAACCACGGCATCTATCCGGGCGATCGCCAATGTCGTCAATGTCGAGGCGACGTCCTATGACGTGCTGATCGACACCACCGAAATGGGGGCTGGCTGGGCGTCCGAGACCGGATCTTCGACTGAAACTAGTACGCCGATCGTTGACCGTATCGCCATTCCGCTACACGAGTTGTCGGCTTTGCCGAAAGCCTCGCAGCGTCTTTTGGATGATGCCGCGTTCGACATCGAAGGCTGGCTGGCCGGCCGGATCGCCGACAAGTTCGCGCGTGCCGAGGCTGCCGCCTTCATCAACGGGGACGGCAATGACAAACCCACCGGTTTTCTGAGCCACCCCGCTGTCGATAATGACGTCTGGAGCTGGGGCAATATCGGCTATGTGCCGACCGGCGCTGACGGTGGGTTTGCAGGCGCTGACGCGCTGATTGACCTGGTCTACTCTCTGGGGGCGGAATACCGCGCCAATGCGACCTTCGTGATGAACTCCAAGACCGCCGGTCTGGTGCGCAAGCTCAAGGACGCGGATGGTCGTTTCCTGTGGTCGGACGGTCTGGCGGCGGCAGAGTCCGCGCGTCTGTTGGGCTATCGCGTGCTGATTGCCGAGGACATGCCCGATGTTGCGCCGGGTGCCGATGCGATTGCATTTGGCGATTTCGGCACGGGCTACACGGTTGCTGAACGCCCCGATCTGCGTGTGCTGCGCGATCCGTTCTCGGCCAAGCCACATGTGCTGTTCTACGCCACCAAGCGTGTCGGCGGCGATGTCAGCGATTTTGCCGCGATCAAGCTTCTGCGTTTCGCCGTCTCGTAAGGCGCGGCGGATGGGTGGCGGGAAACCCCGCTGCCCTGGCGCGCGCCGGTTTGGACTTGCGTTGTCCAGCTGCTCCCCTCCGTCCGAGCAACGTGAGTGGCGCGCGCCTTTTTTGCCGGAAAAGCTCCCGCGGAGGGGCAGGATGTTTGGAGACGATCCATGATGTTGATCGAAGAAACCACAGTGCCGCAGGCGGTGCTTCCGATTGCCGGATTGCGAAGCCACCTGCGGCTGGGATCGGGCTTTGCCGAGGATAGCTTGCAGGACGGATTGCTGGAAGGTTTTCTGCGCGCGGCGCTTGCGGGCATTGAGGCGCGCACCGGGAAGGCGCTGATCGCGCGTGATTTCACCTGGACGGTGGAGCGTTGGAACGGTGCCGGGCAGGGCTTGCCGATTGCCCCGGTCAGCGCGATTTCGCAACTGTCCATGGTTGGGCGCGATGGCCTGCCGACAGTGGTTGAACCGTGCAAGTATCGTCTGGTGCAGGATGCCGTTCGTCCGGTTCTGGCACCGATGGGCACCTGCCTGCCGACGATTCCGCATGGCGGTCATGCAGAACTGAAACTGACCGCCGGAATGTCGCCGGACTGGGGCAATCTGCCCGCTGATCTGGCGCAGGCGGTGATGTTGCTGGCCGCGCATTATTATGAATACCGCGACGAGACCTCGCTGGGCCGTGGCTGCATGCCTTTCGGCGTGACCAGCCTGATCGAACGCTACCGGCCGCTGCGGATCGGCCTGGGGGCAGAACAATGAGTACCGTCGAGCTGAGCCGCCCGCTGGTGCTGGAGGCACCGCTGGTCACGGCCGATGGGGCAGGAGGCTACGACGAGGGCTGGAACGCACTTGGCACGCTTTGGGCAGAGGTCAAGCCGCGCAGCGGGCGCGAAGTGTCCGGACCTGCATCCTCGGCCTCGGTCATGGGGTTCAAGATAACGGTGCGCGGCGCCCCGGTGGGCAGTGCGATGCGCCCACAGGCAGGACAGCGGTTCCGTGAAGGCACCAGGCATTACCGGATCGAAGCCGTGAGCGAACGCGACCCGCGTGGCCGGTTCCTGATCTGCTTTGCCGAAGAGGAGGTCGCGGCATGAGCTATGCGCTTTCTGCACCGCTTCAGTCGGCCGTTTATGCGTGCTTGCTGGCAGATGCCAGGGTGCAGGCCACCGTCGGTGCGCATGTCTACGATGCGCTGCCATCTGGCCGGGTGCCGGATCTTTACGTCACGCTGGGGGCCGAGGTGGTCCGCGACAAATCCGACGCCACGGGCGCCGGGGCAGAGCATGACCTGACGATCACCGTCGTCACAGGTGCTTCCGGGTTCCAGCAGGCCAAGGAAGCCGCCGCTGCGATCAGTGACGCGCTGGAAGATCCCGCGCTGACACTTAGCCGCGGACGATTGGTGGGGATGCGGTTTCTCAAGGCGCAGGCAGCGCGTGTGGGAACCGGAACCATCCGCCGCATCGACCTGAAATTCCGCGCCCGCGTGGAAGACAACTGAACACTATCAACGGAGTAAATGCCATGGGTGCCCAGAACGGCAAGGACATGCTGATCAAGGTGGATCTGACCGGTGTCGGCCAGTTCCAGACGCTGGCGGGGCTGCGTGCCACGCGGGTAAGTTTCAACGCAGAGACGGTCGATGTGACCTCTTTGGAAAGCTCGGGCGGCTGGCGCGAACTGCTGGGCGGCGCGGGTGTGCGTTCGGCCTCGCTTTCAGGGTCGGGCGTCTTCCGCGATGACACGACGGACGAGCGCGCGCGTCAGATCTTTTTTGACGGCGAGACGCCTGATTTTCAGGTCATCATTCCGGATTTCGGGGTGGTCGAGGGCCCGTTCCAGGTGACGGCGATCGAATATGCCGGTTCGCATAACGGCGAAGCGACCTACGAGCTGTCCATGGCCTCCGCCGGTCAGCTGACCTTTACGGCGCTTTAAGGCCATGACCAATCCGTACAGAGGGGAAGTCGCGCTGGAGATCGACGGGGTGCAGCACCAGTTGCGCCTGACTCTGGGCGCATTGGCAGAGTTGGAAGCCGGGTTGGACAGCGGATCGCTTATGGATCTGGTGGCCCGTTTCGAAGGCGGCAAGGTCAGCAGCCGCGATGTGCTGGCCTTGATCGTCGCGGGGCTTCGTGGCGGCGGCTGGCAGGGCCGCGCGGGCGATCTTCTGGCGGCCGAAATCAGCGGCGGTCCGATGGCGGCGGCACGGGCGGCGGCAGAGCTTTTGACCCGCGCCTTCCTGCCACCGGAGGAGATCGCAACGTGACCGCGCTGGACTGGCCGGCGCTGATGCGGGCCGGCTTGCAGGGGCTGGGTCTGCGCCCGGCGGAGTTCTGGGCACTGACACCTGCCGAATTGCGGGTGATGCTGGGCGAACGCTCCGGCGCGGCGTCCCTGGGGCGCGATGGGTTGGAGGCGCTGATCCGCGCCTATCCCGACAGTCAGGAAAGGGCAGAAGATGTCTGACAGAGACGCAGTGGAAACGTTGGAAAATCAGGTGGATGCGCTGGAAAATTCTCTGGCGTCCGCGACCGGCATGGCGGCCGGGTTCGATGCGGAAATGCGCCGCATCCACCAGACCTTCAGTGCCACCGGCAAGGGGGTCGCTGCGCTGGAAACGTCGCTGAGCCGGGGTTTGAAGGGCGCAATCGACGGGGTTGTGTTCGACGGGATGAAGCTGTCGGACGCGCTGGAGCGGGTCGCCAACTCCATGATCGGCACTGCATATAACGCGGCTGTCAAGCCGGTGACGGATCACGTTGGCAGCCTGATCGCGGGCGGAGTGTCGGGAATTTTCGGCGGCGCATCGCCTTTTGCTGACGGCGCGGCCTTCGGGCAGGGCCGGGTGATGCCTTTCGCCAAGGGCGGCGTTGTCACCGGGCCGACGAATTTCCCGATGCGCGGCGGCACCGGGCTGATGGGCGAGGCCGGGCCGGAGGCGATCATGCCGCTGACACGCGGTGCCGATGGCAAGCTGGGCGTGCAGGCACAGGGTGGGGCCGGCGCGACTACGGTGGTGATGAACATCACCACGCCGGATGTCGATGGGTTCCGCCGCAGTCAGGCGCAGGTCGCCGCCCAGATGAGCCGCGCGTTAAGCCGCGGTCAACGCAACCGCTGAGGAGGATGTGATGTCATTTCACGAAGTCAGATTTCCCGCCAGCCTGAGCTTTGGTTCGGTTGGCGGTCCCGAACGGCGCACCGATGTGGTGACGCTGGCAAACGGGTTCGAGGAACGCAACACGCCCTGGGCACATTCCCGCAGGCGGTATGACGCGGGTTTGGGATTGCGGTCGCTGGACGATATCGGCGAGCTTATCGCCTTTTTCGAGGCCCGTCAGGGGCAGCTGTTCGGTTTTCGCTGGAAGGACTGGGCGGATTACAAAAGCTGCCGCGCGTCGCGGACTGTCCGGTTCGACGATCAGGCGATCGCGCGCGGTGACGGCGCGACGGTGACGTTCCAACTGATCAAGCGCTACTGGTCGGGGGAAAGCCACTATGACCGTCCCGTGACCAAGCCGGTTCAGGGGTCTGTGCGTGCGGGCGTACAGGGCGACGAACTGCTTCACGGTGTGCATTACGAGGTCGATCACGAGACGGGCCTCATCACTTTTGCAGAGCCGCCGCTGGCGGAGGGCGAGGTGACGGCCGGATTTGAATTCGACGTGCCGGTGCGGTTCGACACGGACAGTATCCGCACAAGCGTCGCCAGTTTCCATGCAGGCGAGGTGCCCGACGTGCCAGTGGTGGAGGTGCGGGTCTGATGACGTTTCATGAGGGGCTGAAGACGCATCTGCAAACCGGCTGCACTACCGTTGCACGCGCCTGGAGCGTGACGCGGCGCGATGGCGTCCAGATGGGCTTTACCGACCACGATTGCGATCTGGTCTTTAACGGCATGATCCATCGTGCGGATGCCGGCCTGACGGCGCGGGCGCTGCAACAAAGTACGGGCCTGTCGGTGGACAATAGCGAAGCGATGGGCGCGCTGTCTTCGTCGGCGATTTCAGAGGCGGATATTGCCTCGGGGCGGTTCGACGGCGCGCAAGTGTCTTCCTGGCTGGTGAATTGGGCAAACCCGGACGAACGGCAATTGCTGTTTCGTGGCTCTCTGGGCGAGATCCGACGATCCGGCGGCGCGTTTGAGGCGGAACTGCGCGGGCTGAGCGAGGCGCTGAACCGTCCGTTGGGGCGCGTGTTCCAGAAACCGTGCTCGGCGGTTTTGGGCGATGGCGCATGTGGTTTCGACACGTCGACACCGGGCTATTCGGTCGAGGCGCATCTGATGGACGTTGAAGCGCGGCGGATCTTTCGGTTCGGCGATACGGGCAGCTTTGATGCCGGGTGGTTTCAACGTGGACGTTTTGAGGTGCTGTCAGGGGCGGCAAAGGGGCTCAAGGGCGCAGTGAAGCGCGACCGGTCCGAAGGCGATCTGCGCATCGTCGAACTGTGGGAGCCGTTGCGGGCAGACATTGCCTCCGGCGACAAGATCCGCGTGATCGCGGGCTGTGACAAGCGCTTTGAAACCTGCCGGTTGAAATTCGCCAATCAACTGAACTTTCAGGGTTTCCCCGACATTCCGGAAGAGGATTGGGTAATGGTGCATCCATCGGTCGCCACGGCGCAATCCGGCGGGAGCCGACGGTGATGGCGGCGGGTTTGCAGGTGGTGAACGCGGCGCGCGATTGGTTGGGGACGCCTTACCGGCATCAGGCCTCAACGCGGGGCGCAGGAACGGATTGCCTGGGTCTTTTGCGCGGTGTCTGGCGCGAGGTCATCGGGCCAGAGTCTGTAATCATTCCGGCCTACACGTTCGACTGGTCGGAGCCGCAGGGCGAGGAACGCCTGTGGGCCGCTGCCCTTGCGCATCTTTCGCCCGCCGGGCCCGATATGAAGCCGGGCGATGTGTTGCTGTTCCGAATGCGGAACGGGGCGGTCGCGAAGCATCTTGGCATCCTGTCGGACGCAGGAACTCTGCCCGCCTTCGTTCACGCATATACGGGGCATGGGGTGGTCGAAAGCCCGCTCAGCGCCCCCTGGAGACGCCGCATCGTGGCGCGTTTCCGTTTTCCTCTGGAGGGATAATCTCATGGCGACGATTCTGCTGTCGGCCGCGGGTGCGGCGCTTGGAAGCTCTGTCGGCGGGAGCCTGCTGGGCCTGTCGATGACGACCGTGGGCCGGTTTGCCGGGGCGACGCTGGGTCGGGCCATCGACCAACGCCTGATGGGGCAGGGATCGGAGACGGTCGAAACCGGCCGCATCGACCGGTTTCGTCTGACAGGTGCCGGCGAAGGTGCCCCGATTGCGCAGGTCTACGGGCGTATGCGGATCGGTGGGCACCTGATCTGGGCGACGGAATTTCAGGAGCACGTCACCACCAGCGGTGGGGGCGGCGGTGGCGGCAAGGGCGCGCCACGTCAGCCCAAGACAAAGTCGTTCAGCTATTCCGTCAGCATTGCGATGGCGCTTTGCGAAGGCGAAATCACCGGAGTGCACCGGGTCTGGGCCGATGGTGCCGAAGTGCCTCTGGGCGATGTGTCGATGCGCGTCTATCCGGGCAGCCGCGACCAGTTGCCCGACCCGGCAATTGCGGCAGTCGAGGGGGCGGGCAGTGTGCCGGCCTATCGTGGCACCGCCTATGTGGTGTTAGAGGATCTGGCATTGGAACGGTTCGGCAATCGTATCCCGCAGTTCAGCTTTGAGGTCACGCGCCCCGATCAGGACAAGGACGATCCCGCCAGCGTGGCGCATGGGATCAGCGGCGTCGCACTGATGCCAGGAACCGGCGAATACGCGCTGGCCACTGTGCCTGTGCATTTCAAATATGGCGGCGGCAAGGCCGCGATTGCCAATATCAACACTGCCGCTGAACAGCCCGACCTTCTGCAATCGCTGGACATGCTGGAGGCGGAACTCCCCAACGCCCGCTCCGTGTCGCTGGTCGTCAGCTGGTTTGGCAACGATCTGCGCTGCGGGGCCTGTAGCTTACGCCCACGCGTGGAGCAGGACGAGTTTGACGCCGGTACGATGCCCTGGAGGGTTGCGGGACAGACGCGCGCGACCGCGGGCATCGTGCCGGAGGTGGAGGGGCGACCGGTATATGGTGGCACCCCATGTGACACTTCTGTTGTGCAGGCCATACGCGAGATGAACGAGCGCGGGCAGGACGTGATGTTCTATCCGTTTATCCTGATGGATCAGCAGGCTGGAAACACCGTGCCGGATCCGTGGACGGGTGCGGAAGGACAGCCGCCGTTGCCGTGGCGCGGACGGATCACCCTGTCGGCGGCCCCCGGTCAGGACGGATCGCCCGATGGAACAGCCGCCGCCGATGCGCAGGTCGCGCAGTTTTTCGGGACGGCCAGTGCCGCCGACTTCGCGGTGGGGAATGGAAAGGTCGGCTATTCCGGTCCCGCTGAATGGGGATTTCGGCGCTTCATCCTGCATTATGCGGCGCTGTGCGCGGCGGCGGGCGGTGTGTCGTCATTCTGCATCGGCTCGGAAATGCGGGGGCTGACGACGATCCGTGGCAGTTCCGGCTATCCGGCGGTTGCGGAGTTGCAGACACTGGCGGCAGAGGTGCGCACGCTTCTGGGGCCGGATTGCAAGATTGGCTACGCGGCTGACTGGTCGGAGTATTTCGGTCATCACCCGCAGGACGGCACGGGCGATCTGCGCTTTCATCTTGATCCGCTTTGGGCGGATGACAATATCGACTTCATCGGGATCGACAATTACATGCCTTTGTCGGACTGGCGCGACGGGCATGATCACGCCGACGCAGCGTGGGAGTCGATCCACAATCAGGATTATCTCGCATCGAATATCGAGGGCGGCGAAGGCTACGACTGGTATTACCCGTCCGATGAGGCGCGCGCAGCGCAGCGCCGTGTACCGATCACCGACGAGGCCCATGACGAGCCCTGGGTCTGGCGGTACAAGGACATCCGGAACTGGTGGTCGAACCCGCATCACGAACGGATTGCGGGCGAACGGCAGGCGCAGCCGACGGCCTGGGTGCCGGGGTCGAAACCGATCTGGTTCACCGAATATGGCTGCGCGGCCATCGACAAGGGCAGCAACCAGCCCAACAAGTTTCTGGATCCCAAAAGCTCGGAATCCGCATTGCCGCATTATTCGGACGGTCGGCGGGACGAGCTGATCCAGCACCAGTATCTGCGCGCGATGCAGGCATACTGGCGCGATCCGGCACATAACCCCGTGTCCGAGATTTACGACGGTCCGATGATCGACATGGACCGGGCGTTTGTCTGGGCCTGGGACGCGCGGCCCTATCCGTGGTTTCCTGCCAATCGGGCCTTGTGGTCGGATGGGGCCAACTACCTGCGCGGGCATTGGCTGAACGGGCGATCCTCGGGGCGCACCCTGGCCTCTGTCGTGGCCGAGATCTGCGAACGGGCAGGGTTGCGGGACTACGATGTAAGCGGGCTGCACGGGTTCGTGCGTGGCTATGTCGTGCCGGATGTCGCGGCGGCGCGCGGCGCGTTGCAACCGTTGATGCTGGCCTACGGGTTTGACGCGGTAGAGCGGAACGGCCTGCTGAGCTTTGTGATGCGGGCGCAAAGCAAGCCTTTGTCGCTGGATAGCGAAGCACTTGCCGAAAACGCGGAATTCGAGGGCACGGTAGAGCAGACCCGCGCAGCAGATGTAGAAATGTCGGGACGAGTCCGGGTGCGCTTTCTACAGGCGGATGGCGATTATGACACCGTGGCCGAAGAAACCGTATTGCCCGACGACACCACGCATTCAGTGGCTGAAACAGAGCTTGCCCTGTCGATGACCCGTGCCGAGGGTCGCCAGACCGCCGAGCGTTGGCTGTCCGAGGCGCGGCTGTCGCGGGACGCGGTGCGCTTTGCCTTGCCGCCTTCGCGGATGGATCTTGGCGCTGGCGATGTGGTGGCGCTGAACGAGGATGGCGCGGTGTACCGCGTCGACCGGATCGAACATGGCAATGGTCAACTGATCGAGGCCGTCCGGGTTGATCCCGATGTCTACCTGCCGTCCGAATTCCCTGATGATCAGGTCAGCTTGCGCCCCTTTGCCGCGCCGGTGCCGGTACTGCCGTTGTTTCTGGATCTGCCGCTGCTGACCGGCGATGAGGTCGTCCATGCACCGCATCTGGCGCTGGCGGCGGATCCCTGGCCCGGAACGGTTGCCGTCTATGATGCTGTCAGTGACGAGGATTACGGGCTTAACCAGATCATCGCGGCACGGTCCAAGGTTGGCCTGACAGAAACACCGTTATTTGCAGCACCCGCTGGCCGCATTGACCGGGGCGGCGACCTTCAGATCAAGCTGACCTCCGGTGCCTTGCAAAGCGTCAGCGATGGCGCGTTGCTGTCCGGCGCGAACATGGCCGCGATCGGGGATGGCACACCGGGCGGATGGGAGGTGTTCCAGTTCCGCGATGCCGAACTGGTGGACAAGGACACCTGGCTGTTGTCGCACAGGTTACGCGGGCAGGCGGGTACTGACGGGACGCAGCCCGCTGTCTGGCCCGCCGGGTCCTGGGTGGTGATGCTGGATGGCAGACCGCAGCAGATAGAGCTGGCGACAGCGACACGCGGGCTGGCGCGGCACTACCGGATCGGACCGGCGAAACGCGGCTATGACGATCCCAGCTATGTCCACGAGGTGCATGCGTTTGATGGCATCGGGCTGCGACCCTACCGCCCTGCACATCTGCGGCTTGAGGCGTCAGACGGGGGGGTGGATGTCAGTTGGATTCGGCGAACCAGAACCGAAGGCGACATATGGGAAACCCCGGAAGTGCCGATCGGCGAAGAACGTGAAGCCTATCTGTTGCGGGTGCTGAACGGTGAAACGGTGCTTCGCGAACATACGCTGGAAACAACTGCTTGGCATTATAGCGCCGCAGCGCGGGCTCAGGACGGCCCGGATGTGACGGTGCAGGTCGCACAACTTTCGGCACGTTTCGGGCCCGGACCATTCGCGAAGGTAACGATTACAGGCTGA